GGCCGCACTATGGTGGATGTGGGAGCAGGGCTGCATACGTCCCGGCTTGCAAATTGGGGCTATGCAGTAGAGGCGGATGCTCGTTGCAAAGAATTTTATAAGATATCTGAACAGCTCGACGGCCGCACCTGCCCTGTGTGCCGCGTCATGCACGGCAAGGTGTTCCCAGTGAGATCAGCTTTGAATAAGCTGGAGACTCATTTGGCAGTTTCCGATCCTAACGACCTGAAGGCCATAGCCGAGTGGCCTAAGCAGAACCCGGCGGCCGTGGCAGCATTGAGTACAATGACCACTGAGCAATTAATTGCACGGGGCTGGGACACCCCGCCGTTTCACCCAGCATGCCGAGGCATAATGGTAAACACCAGCAAGACTATTGCGCCAGACGCTTTTGATCGTAATCAGCAGACTCCTTCCGATGCAGCCTTTGTGGCCTCAATTCTGAAGCCATCCTCCACCACCCCGGGGGCGGCAGTAGTTGTGTCTACCTCGGATACAGGTGAACCGAAACAATAAAGGTGGTATGCTGCATGCATGCCGCTACCAAAACCCAACAAGAGTGAACCCAAGAAGCGCTTTATAAGCCGCTGCATGGGCAACCCAACAACCAATAGGGACTTTCCTGATAACGGTCAGCGCTTTGCTGTGTGTCAATCACAGTGGGCTACAGCTAAAAAGGATGAGAAACCTATGTCTTACTACGATCAACTGTCAGAAGTACTCAAGGCCCAGAGCGTCAATCGAGCCGGGGTGACCAAAGCCAACGCCCTGATTGCATCCGGCGCCGTGAATACCAGCGCATCGTGGAGCTTCTCTGCCGAAGACGGAAATAAGCTGCTGGGCTCCAACAAGGACTGGGGAAAATACGCAAGTTTTCACCTCGGTGTGAACACCAGCGCCGCAGATAAGACCAAGGCGCGGTGGAGCTTCCCCTTTGGTAAGGGTGGCAAGGTATACCGGTCTGCTTTGGTCGCTATCCGCCAACGCGCAGGCCAACAGAAAGACACTGCAATATTCAATGCCGCTGGCACCCTGCTGAAGAAGCTGGACAAGAAGACAGGGAAGAAGGCAAAGAGCGAGTTGCACGAGAATCTCAGAAGGGTTTTAATAACTACCTGAGAGTTGTGTAATACTCCCTATTTACGAACCAAGGTGCTTTGTCATGCGGTCACAGTTTAGTCCGATCAAAAAGTTCGATGAAGAGCTACAGATCGTTTACGGTGAAGTGTATGCCCCAGACATACCTGATTCACAAGGAGATTTCATGACTGCCGTTGAGGTGCGCAAGATGGCCCACGCCTTTTTGCAGTCTGGTCAGTTGGATAACATTGACCGGCAGCACGACAATGAAAAGACAGGCTCCGGTGTGGTGGAGTCGTTCATCGCCCGAAAGGGAGACCCAGACTTCCAGAGTGAGGCGTGGGTAGTGGGTGTTTACATACCAGATGGTGTATTATGGAGTAAAGTCAAATCGGGAGAGATCAATGGGTTCTCTTTCGAGGGGCTGGTAAAGAGTACGAAGGCAGTAATAGCACTGGAGCTGCCCGAGCATATTGAGGGCCGCACTATGGTGACCCAAGGGCACGACCACCTGTATCTTGTGAAGATTGGGGACAATGGCGAGTTTTTAGGGGGCTGGACTTCGGATGATAATTCCGGGCACCGGCACCAGATAACGAGGGCCACCGTGACCGAACCGCCGGAAGGTGAGCCAAATGGCCACACACACAGATATTCATTTACGGATGCAATTGCAAATGAGTAAAAGGATTGTAAAACAGAATGCAAATGAACTGCACGACGCAGAAGTTTCGTGGATTTCACTTGTGGACCGTCCAGCCAACAGGATTCCTTTTCGGATCATGAAGGCTGAAAAACCTGAAGATAAAAGGAGTACTGCCATGATTAATATGGGACTGAACGGTCTGTTTGCCACAAGCAAGCAGGACAAGGCCTCCCCTTCGATTTCTGCCATCGTACTGAAGGCTGAAGATCAGGAGCGCATGCTGCCCCTGCTGAAGGAGGCCGGGTTCACTGTTGATGATCTGGATACAGACACTGACGGTGTGGTTATCGTCAAGCAGGAGGATTTCGATGTCGATGCGGTAGTTACCGTCAAGCTTAAGAACGACACCGCTGTGATTCTGTCGAATGTCGAAAAGGCATTCACGCCATATCCTGATACCCTGAATTTCGAGGAAAAGCTGAAGGCTGCCGGGTTCTTCCCGAGTGTGTCGATGGCCACCGAGGCTCTGATGGATACCGTCAGCGCTATCATGCTTGATGCCCGGTCTCCGGATGAAGTCAAGACCAAGATGGATCAGGCCATCCAGTCCTATAGCACTTTTGTGCTCAACCTGACCGACGCACTTCCTGTCACGGCATTCAAGATTGAGGCGTTGGAGCTTCCGGATGAAGGTGCCGAGGCTGTCGATACTGGTGCAGCCGAAGGCGCCGCAAAGGCTGAAGGTGCTGGAGGCGCCCCGGAGGGTGGTGAAGACGCGTCCGGCGGAACCCCGGCCAAGAAGGAAGAAGCACCTGCTGCGGACACTGCGGGGGGTGAAGGTACAGCGGCGAAGGGAGAAGCCACTGACAAGGAAGTCACCAAGGAAGGCGAAGGCACCGGTGAACTGGCATCACTGATCGAGATGATTGGCGCCATGAAGTCGGAGCTGACTGAGGGCCTGACAGGTGTTCGCGGAGACCTCGAAAAGGTCAAGGCAGATACTGAAGGGTTCGCAAACCGCATTGAGCAGGTGGAAGCTACTGCCAAGTCTGCCGAGACTGCGGTGAAGGGTACTGTCGTGACGGGTGGTGAAGCCGGGGCGTCCGACTCCAGCGGTGGCGAAGATGTGGAGTTCGATTCCGCAATGTCTCGCAAGTCGGATGATTCAGATGGTATCTGGGCAGGTAGCCCGGTTGCCAATATGCTTGGCTGAACGTAGGACAGCCTGAACCGTTCATTTTTACTTACATGTTCAAATAGGAGAACATACTATGTCTACCAATCAGGAATTGATGAAAAAGGCGGATTTGAGTGTCGGTGACCTCAGTGCTAATGGTGGTTTGCTGCTGCCTGAACAGGCCAATGCCTTTATCCGCAAGCTGCTGGCTCAGCCGACTCTGCTCCGTCAGGCGCGGTCTGTCGTCATGTCCAGCCCCCAGCGCAATATCAACAAGATTCAGTTCGGTAAGCGCATCCTGCGTGCCGGTACTCAGGGCACCTCTCTGGATACTGCCGCTGTTGACGGTGTCTTCGACCCGCTGGCAGAAGCGGCCGCACGAGCCAAGCCGGTTACCGAGCAGATTCAGCTCAACACCAAGGAAGTTATCGCCGAGGTGCGTCTGCCCTACGATCTGATCGAGGACAACATCGAACGAGGCAACATCGGTCAGGCAACTGACGTTGGTGGTTCCCCGGTCGGCGGCGGCATCGTCGATACCATTATGACCCTGATTGCAGAGCGTGCTGCTCTCGATTTGGAAGAGCTGGCCATTAACGGTGATGTTGCCGTTGTAGCTGCCGATCCCTATCTGGGCATGGTGGATGGCTTCTTGGTACTGGCCGATCAGAATGTGGTCGATGCTGGCACCGCGACCATGAACAAGAACATCTTCAAGGCCGGTATGAAGGCTCTGCCAGATTAGTATCTGCGCAATCTGGCGTCGATGCGGAACTTTGTTTCTGTGGATAACGAGATTGAATACCGCGATACTCTGGCGAACCGTGAGACCGCTCTGGGTGATGGTACTGTGACTGGTGATCGCCGCGTCAGTGCCTACGGTGTGCCAGTTGAGCAGGTGTCTCTGATGCCGGGTGCGAACGGTCTTCTGACCAATCCGCTTAACCTGATTTTCGGTATCCAGCGCAACATCCACATCGAGACTGACAAGGATATCCGTAAGCGTGAGTACATCATTGTGCTGACCGCCCGGGTGGACTTCCAGATCGAGGAAACCGAAGCCGTTGCCAAGTACATCAACATCGGCTAAGTAAACTGGTGATGCCCCCGTACTCCGGGGGCTAACCCTCTAACTGGGAGGACCAAAACATGTTGGACAAACTTCAGGCAAAAAGCCACGTTGTAACGGCTGCCGATGTCACTGCTGGCACCATCGCTCTTGATTTCCACTACACGCTGCCTGTGCATGCGATTGTGACTGTCCAGACCTCGGCGGGCGTATCAGTAGCATGGGATGGTGGCTATACCATCTCCGGCAATCGTGTCACCGTGGACAACGCGGGAGTCACGGACTGGGCAGCTACAGATGTGGTTATCGTAGCCCCTGTCGCAAGGGACCCGAACGGCTAACGGAATCTCTGCTGGCCCTAGTTGACAACACCCCCGTGGTTGTTACAATCCGGGGGTGTTTTATTTTCAATCGTGATGGAGTGATGAGATGAAGAAAATTGAACTGCATAAAGCAAACAACTTTTCACACGGCAATGTTTTGTACCGCAGAGGGGTTGTATACAAGGTTTCCGACGGCCTGTTTGAGGAACTGTCTGCACTGAAGAATCCACGAGGGGTTCCCTACTTCCGTGCCCCACTGACCGCTGCGCAGAAGAAGCACATCGCAGAACGTGCTGCCCTTGCCCGCGCCACTGCCGGGGCGAGTGAGAGTCGCGTAAATAACGGCGCCAACATTGTGACAGTTGAAGATGCCATCAAGGGCGGCGCCAAAGAGGCGGCACCGGAGGCTGGGGAAGAAGAGAAGCCCGAGGTAGTTGACCATGACGATGGGGATGATACCGACACCGATGGTGGTGTTTCCGTTTAATCTGGAGGAGTCTGATGACCTCATTAGTTTCTCTTAGCGATGTATCCACAAGGCTTGCTCTGGGGGCCACAGTTCCTGCGGAGTTGTCGGCTCTTTTGCTACAGATCATGGATGACACTACCTATGTGCTTGAGCAGATGCTAGGCACCTCCTTTGACAGGACAACACGGGCGGACATCTTCTATCTGGATTCCCACAGGGAAAAGCCTTTTGTAGGAAACACTGTATGGCTGAAGACGAAACAAGGATTTATCGACAGCG